TGCTCTTCGCCGTAACGGGCATACTCTAAACCGAACAATGCGTTCAATCCAGGGAGCAACTCTTTCAGTAGTTGTGCGCGTGAAATAGCCATGTTTTAGCTCCTTAATTAAACGCCAGTAGCATTGAAGTAGCTGTGGAAACCAAAGTTCCAAGTTACCAATACTTCTGGATAGCCAGTGAATGAAAAACCAACAGCAGTCGATTGTGCAGTTGTAACAGCGGAGCTGATAGTTACTGCTGTACCGTTTACTTTGGTTACCCAGGTGTTTGAACCTGCCAAAATGCCAGGGCCGTTAACAGCCATTCCAGCAACAATACTAGAGTTAGCGGCAGATAAAGTAATAGTTGTGCTAGAACTTGTACCTGTTTGCAACACTGTTACTGCTGTATCTGGAACCATTCCAACAATACGCAAAGGAGCACCAGTTGTTAATGGAGCACTTGTTGTAGATGTTGTAGTAGCAGAAGCAGAAAGAGCAATACCAGCAGTAGAGTCACCGCTAGTTGTAGAGCCACCTGGACCTGTATAGAAAGCATTTGCGCCAATGTATGCGTTGTTAGCATAGTATGGTGTAAATGTTGAACTTACAGTACCAGTGTTAGCTGTACCGCCGTTAACAATAACGCCTTTGAAAATCGCTTGAGGATCATCAACAACATAACCTACGCAGTCTGTTGCGGCTGTACTAGCTTGCCAATAGTTGAAACGGTTTTTACCAAATATTGGTCCGCTAGTGTTTGTATATTCACAACCAACAAATACACCAATGGTGTTTGAGGAAGGAACAGATGTGCTGTTATATGTGAGGCCAGTTTGGATCAATGTTCCAATCGTAGCTCCTGTATAACCAATATCAACAATGTCACCATTGAAGAGCGAGTTGCTGTAACCGTTGTTGATTGGGAACATTCTGGTTGAACCAGAATACACCCTACCACCAATTAGGTTTACAGGCTTTAGCCCGTAAGGGGCTGGGATAATAGGATAAGCCATTTAAATTCCTTTATTTGAGACTTGCACTTAACCCTCGTCCGCGTGTTACCTCGGAGTACTTCTCAGAGAACTTACGCATTCTTGGATCGTTATCTTTCATGAAGCTGTTGTCAACCGATTCCATTTGATCTGCGGCTTGCTTAGCGTAAAACCGATCATAAGCTCTGACTTTTTCTACGGTGTTTTTACATAGAATCAATCCACCTATTTCGACATTACCGCTTTCAGAACCTTCGAGCATAAGCTCTGGGTGATCTGAAGCTTTCACTGGTTCCCATCCATCGCGTCTCATACGAGACAATCTAATGGCATCTGGTTTGCCTAACATATGAGTCATCACATAACGATACTCATAACCAGGTTCAGGTGTTGGGTCTGGTAGCGAACTAGCAGGCTTGTAATCAATATGAACTTCTTTTTCGCGTGTTTCTAAATCACGGGTTTTTTTAGCATCAACCATTTTGTTTCTCCAATTTTTGTTGTTCAAGATAATATTTCTTCGGATCAAGGTTAAACTTTTTCACTAACGCGGCTTGCGTAGGTGTTAGCTGAACCTTTTTAACACCCGATGAACGAGTAGCAGGAGCAACAACATTAGAAGGACGTTTAGCGGGTTGAGCCGTAGATTTTGATTCTGATTCACCAAATACTTCTGGGAACTTTGAATGGATGCGTGAATCTATCTCTTGATAGTATTCATCGGAACGCGGGTCAATGCCCGAATTGACTAGCTTTTGGTGCAGTCCTAGTGCATAACTGGTAACTTCTTCAAACCCATTAGAACCAAACCACTGGTTTTTTGCCTGCCAGCGCAGGGATTTTTCGTCAGGTCTAACTTGTTGAGTCTGTCTAGGTTGAGTTTGTACATCATTGTCTTCACTTTGTAAAGGGGTATGACGATAATTCTTAACCTGTTCAAAGCGCATTTTGGCTTCGGTCAATGCTTCTTGAGCCGCAATAATGGCATCAGTATCGTAGGCTTCTTGAGCTTCCTTATACTGTTTACGAGCTAAAACTAAATCAGCTTCGGCCTTTTGTTTGGCAGATGAAGCAATTATTTCTTGGCCAGCATTAACGTTGTTTTTTAGAGTCTTGTTCTCTTCGATCAAGCGCTGAGTCAGTCTCTCCAGCTCCTGTCTTTCGCGTTCAAGTGCCTCTGCTTTTCTACGCTCATCGTGTCTAGCGTGCGTCAATTCCTTGATGCGAGACTGGACATTTTGAGAATAGTTTGCTATTTCATCATCTGTAGGGTCTGCTACTTCCTTATTTAAAGGCTGTCTGCCCCTGTCTTTTTCGGGTGTGTCATCCACGATTTCAATTTCAAACTCTTCACCGTCCGCTTCAATTTCTACGTCCGTTTCTTTGTTTTCAATCTCATCGGGGAATTTGTATGTGTCGCTCATATATTTCCTTTACATAGCACGGGTAATACCGCGTGGATCTTGCACAACTGCATCTACTTGATCTTCGTTAATGAGCCTAAACTCTTTGCCAAAAATCATGAAACGAGTACCAGAATAAGTCCGAGTCAAAATGAAATCGCCAGGTTTGCACCAGGGTCCATTTGGGTATCTTTCTTTATCTTGGTATGCGTCAGGTCCTACTTTCAATACAAACAAAACGGTTGTGGCGCTTTGTTCTTGCTTTGCAAAGTCGGAGGGTCTAACCAAATCAAGCTCGGTTCCATCTAACTTATCGGATACCTGTGGTACGCCGCAAAGTATTTTGTAACCAACTGGGTCTGGTAGCGCTGTAGCCTTTTGCTCATCTGTTGCATCCTCTACTGGGCTATCAATAGGTTGGATGGTTTCAGGCATTTGCACGCCTGGAGGGAGAATTAAATCACTCATCTTTGTCTACCTTTTCCGCAAGATCAATAACATAACGCTCTGCAATGGCTAGACCTTGGATCACCCCACAGAGTTTTTGGTACTCGTCAAAATTTTTGCATACTCCCGCCGCGAGATCATCAGCGTAGTTGTTCATGTCTTTGCGTATGTATTCGCGCAATACGCGTGCGAAGTCTTGTATCATTCTTTAGGATTCTCCTTTGGTTTTTGGGCGGCTTGCTTAGCTTGCCGTTCTTGTTGCAACATCCTAAGTTGTTCTTGATTCCTATCAAGATGATCTTTTTGGATGTTATGCAATCTTTCTGCGGTTCTTTCGCCATGTTCTAATGCGGCTTGGCGAGCCGTAAGTTCTTGTTGAGCCTTGGTCTTTCCAATATCAACGCCCAATTGCGCACCAGAACGCACTTCTTGAGACTTGAGATTGTCTTTCTTGTGGCCAATATCTGCGCCAACTTTCATTGCTCCTAGCTGTAAGTTTCCAGCCAACTTCTCTTTTTCCAACGCCAAACGCGCCGTATCGAGTGTGGAGTCTGTTTGTAGTTTGGCTTGTGCCAACTGCATATCTTGCTGGAGCTTTTGCTGTTTGATGGCAACTTCTTGCTGGCGAATCTGGAGCTCTTGTTGTTGCAACTGGATAAGCGGGTCTTGCGCTTGTTGCTGAGCTTGCTGTTGAGCCGCTTGTGCCTGATGTTGTTGCATCACTTGTTGCGCGGCCTGCGCCATCATTCCAGACATTGCATACTCAATTTGTGGTGACAACTTCTCATCTTCGGCTGGCATAGCCATACCCAATTGTTGTTCCACTTGTTGTCTATACATATATCCAACGTGCTCGGCAATATGTGCTTGGAGTGCCGCCTGTATTTGCTGAGCCTGGGGGTTTTGACCTATAGATGCCGCAATAATTGGGTCTTGCAATAACCCTTGGTGCATCTGGATATGCGCTTGATGATTCTGATACTGAAATGCTTTTAGCGGTTTGCCCTTAAGCGCCTGCTGGTTTTCAGATACAGGGTCCGTAGGTTTCTGATCATCTGGCAAAGGAACGAGTTTTTCTGCATTTTTAATCCCCAAAACATCAAGCATTGAACGGTGTAACTGTGGCAAATCATATATCTGCGGAGCCATCTGCGCCATCTGTATAACAGCTTGATACTGCACCACGCGCTGAGACATGGTAGCGGCATTTGGATCACTAACAGGGATTATGTCTACTAAATCGTAATCAGACTTCTTGGACTTCCTTCCTCCGTATTCGGGATCGTAGGTATAGTCCTCGTCCGTATAGTCACGAATTAAGTTCTTAATTAACTTCAGCTCTTGCTTTAAGCTAAAGTGTGTTCTAGCTTGTACCGCTGTTAACACTTTTAACTGGCGCTCTAGCAATGCCAGTGTAGTTCCAACAGGAGCTTGGGCAGACATATCGCTAACTTGCATATCAGCAGTAGCGGCAAATCTTCTGCCCTCCTCAACAATCGTACCCAGCAAACCAGCCAATACCGCACTAGGTTCTTTGTAAGGTAATGGGAGAATACTATCTCTAATATTTCCAGACGCTAAATCTACGTCTCTGAATTCCCCTGGCCTAATGGGTGTATCATCACCTTTAATCCGAAGTCCTCTGGACTTAAGACCTCCAGGCAAGTTAGATAAAGTTCCCGCGTCCACCAATTGACGCATAATGCTTGTCGCCGACTTTGCATATCCCCCGATGAG